TAAAGACAAAGTGCCGGCCCATGAGCCTGGGATTGCCAAAAGCTATCCACTGGGAGAAGGCTAAAGGGACGGACGAACAGAACTTAAAGTACTGCTCTAAAGACGGGGACCTGGTCATGTCGAAGGGTTTCCCAAAACCTATCAAGACCCTGAGTCTTAGTCAGCTGAGACCCTGGCAGTTAGACATTTTGGACATTCTCAAGAAGGAGCCTGATGACAGGACCATACACTGGTTCTGGTCATCAGCCGGGGGCGTTGGGAAAACGACATTCTGCAAATACCTCACACTCAAGCACGGGGCTATCCCGTTGAGTGGAAGAGGCTCAGATGTGAGACATGGGGTCTGTGAGCACTTAAAGAGTACAGGTATGACTCCGGAGCTCTGCGTTTTCCCGATCCCTAGATCATATAGGTCTGAATACCTTTCGTACGAAGCGCTGGAGAACATCAAAGACATGTACTTTTACTCCAGCAAGTATGAGGGTGGAGCGGTTTGCGGAAACAGTCCGCATCTGATAGTTTTTGCAAACCACGAACCTGAGGCTGAAAAGGTATCGGAGGATCGGTGGGCTATCCGGTGTATCGACTAGCCTCCCAAAAGACCTTAAAGGATAGCAAAGTCGCCCTAAGGGGGGCAACCTTGCTATCGTGCCGTGCGCCCGAGATTTAGCATCTCCCTTTTGCACTACTGTCTGGTGCCGACAGACCGCTGCGCGGCCTGTGTGCACCCGCCAATAGTGCCTAAAGGGTACCCTCTAAACGTCGAACACTCCCCGCGTTCCAAGGCGTTGTCCTCCGTCCCCACTGTCGGGCGACGGTTGCCCAATCAAAAGGGCTTAGGGATAACACATCATTAGATCGGGACTCTTGTAGAGACATTACTAATGAGCGACACAGCAGGGGCCCCCATCCCTTCGTTGTTCGCGGCGGGGCTCAACTGGCGGGACGGGAAGATAACTATCCAGTGTTTCATCTCCGGGGCCAGGTATCTGTAAGACAGATCCTCCATGGTCATGGGCTGTTGCTTGGAAGCCACGGTGTCCTGGTCTGAAGGGGCCACCTTTCTTCCGCCATAATCGACCGTGAAGCTGGTCTCATAGTAGTCACGCGCCTCCGGCGTCGCGGCAGCACCCTGAGTCTCAGAAAGAGAGACTGCATTGGCTACACCGGTGGGGTTCACCACACGCCCGAGTACAAACTCGCGCTGGTGCACCACCTTGAAGCGATTGGAGTTCATGCGGACCAACTGGTATCCCAGAGAGTCTGTCTGACCCGCAGTGGGGCCAGCAGCGTTAGGTCCGATCCACCCAGGGCAAGAGTAAAAACTCTCCCCAGACGTGAACGCCAGGGACTGGTTGGGCCGTCCGAGAGCATCGGAACCATCAATATCCTCAAGAACCTGTAGTTTCGACGAGTCGAGTGTACTACCGTCTTCCGGACGAGCAAGCCTGACCACAAACATCTTGAACCTGCAAACGCGGTTCATGTTCGACTGGTTAAAGCAGACACGGACATGCTGCTTGTACAGGCGGCACCATGGTACACCAACACCATTGTCTTGGCTGGTGTCCAGGGTTTCAACCCCAGGGTCGGTACCATATGGTTGCTGGGGGAGCCAGGCGCAATCCGGGCCAGCAGGCGGGATTGTGGGGCCCTGCAGGGAGGAAGCGGCCCCATTGATCGTGCGACCACAGGGACCAGAGCTTAAAGGGATCACGACAGGTTCGTAGTTGGCAATGTTCGCATTATAGAGCTGCTGGTTCTGAATGCTGAACTGCCAGTTGATCTTCGTTGTCTGATCCGCCTTGAGCGTATGCTGGACATGAGCTAGCGACCTAGCCAGACTCGTGATCTGACGGCCTTGTGCTTTGGCGCCCGTCCGCCGCTTGGCGGCAGACGCCACGCGCTTCGCGGCGGTGGCCTTAGGCCGTTTTGAGTACCGACTCCTGCGATGGTTATACGGCATCGCTTAATATGGCTTAAGAAGATCTTACGCGGGGACTGCACGCACATGACTGATGCATGTGCCAAATGTGCCGGGGGGTCGGGTAATACTAGCACCGACCCCCCTAAGACCGTACATGCTGCGAAACGATGGTGTTTTACTCTCAATAACTACACGGAAGAGGACCTTTGTGCCATTGTGCCAGCTTTGGAGCTGAAGGGCCACAAGGTCATCCTTGGGAAGGAGGTCGGTGAGAGCGGAACACCCCACTTGCAAGGGTTCATCAGCTTAAAGACAAAGTGCCGGCCCATGAGCCTGGGATTGCCAAAAGCTATCCACTGGGAGAAGGCTAAAGGGACGGACGAACAGAACTTAAAGTA